GAGATGGGTGGTTTCAAAATTGCGGACGCAAAAAAAGGGACAGCGCCGATTAAGCACTGTCCCCTATGAATCTACTACTTGATAGATTTAACTATCGCATTCACCACAGCATCATCTACTGTGGCATCCCCTCTAGACTTTGCTGTCTTAGCTCTGTCCTTGATTGTGGACACAGTTTCAGACAACCATACGGCAAAGTCCTTTGTGGGAGCACGTTCCCGCTTTTTACCAGCTAGACTATCTAGATACTGTTTAACGTATCGCTTCAAGTCCTTCAACCGATTGGACTTGTAATCTGACCAATCGTCCCGCAATGCCTTATGAATCCCATGCTTCACAGGGTCATCATTTCTGAAGTTCCCAAAAGCTTGCGATGAAAAGGACATAACGTGGTAAACATCAATACGCTGTGAACCCTCTGTTCCCGCTTCACAGGGAACCCAATCCTGTGTGTAATGCTGTGCGGGATTCAGTTCATTAAAGCGCAACATCTGACCCTCTTCAATCTCCGCCTTAATTTCATCGGGAACTGATTCTAGGAATGTTGCACACTTATTGTGTATGAATCTTCCGATTGATACACCACGTTCAGAACTGATACAACCTTGATAGCTTGCGTCCTTCAAGCTTACGATTTCGGACGTGAATGATTTTTTAATAATCATCTCCTGTGTCTGACACACCATTGTGTCATTGATTACAGTTCTACAGGACACAACCCCTTATGTAAAGTTCCACTATCACATGGCACACTAATTAACCACGCACTCGACGTGCGCGCGAGGACAAATAACTGGTTTCAAAAGTTCGAGGCGAAAAAAAAGCCGACCCGAAGGTCGGCTAGGTGTTACTTAGACCAAGCGGTCATAAACGCTTGACGGGCAGTTGCGTACCTACCCTCGTCAGCGGTCTCGTCTCCACGAGCCTTGGCGTTTTTACACTTGACTGCGAGGTCTTTGAATACCTCGTCTAAGCGTTTGGCAAAATCAGCAGTTGCTCCACGCTCTTTCTTAACATTCTCATTAAGAATGGTACGAGCCTGACGCTTAAGGTCTCCCAAGCGGTTAGAGCAGTAGGTGTTGACCTTGTCACGCCACTCTTTGACGATAGCATGTAGGTAGGGGTTCTCGTTTTTGAGTTTCCCATACTGTTGTTGACTGTAAGCGAAACAGTAGTCAACACCGATAATGACCTTTTCTCTCTCGTTTTCGAGGGCTGGATTAGAGCCATCAATGAGTAAGTAATGGTCGTTAACGACAGCGTAGGTTTGAGGCTTGTTGACCTCGTTAAACCGCAAACGATAACCATCATACAGTTGCTCTTTTACCTCGTCAGCAACAGTCTCAGGAAAGCCTTTAGACTGCTCCATAACATAGCGAGCGACTGACCGCATGCGGTCATTAGCGACTGCTTGTTTATACGCACCATCTTTAAGACTGGTGATTTGGTCTTTTACTTCTACTGCTTGGGCTGATTTAGCCATGGTGAAACCTCCATAAAATAGAGTACTGCGGTTATGTCGGGCATGATTGCGTCGACATGTTTAGTTATACGCAGACAAGCCTCATAAGTAAAGTTTCACGCTCGCATGGATAACCAAACAACGACCTTGTACACGCTCGCTCGGTGTGCTCGAGGACGTATAACTGGCTTCAAAAGGCAAAAGAAAACCGACCCGAAGGTCGGTCGTGTTACTCAACCTCTGCGCCTTGCAGTGAGTGAACATCCCATGCAATGCCTGCCGCTGTTTCAACTTGAGGCATGATGATCTCGTTGAATATCTTATACATGCCTGCATCGTTGAAGATGTCATAGGCTTGTGATACATGGGCAACCCACTTGGTTACATACTCTGCTCTGCTTAGTTGGATTGGTTTGCCGAATGAATTGCTGAACTGTTTAGTTACTATCATGATTACTTCTCCTTAGTTAGTGGGGGGCTTGCGCCCCCCTGTTGATTACCGCTTGTACTTAACTGCTATGGTCTTACCGAATAGGTTAGTTACCTTAATGAATACATCATCATTAGGGTATTGATACAACCAACCCAATGCCTTACCTTTAGTCATTGCCTTATGACTTACTGCCTTACTGCCCCACAGCACAGATACTGTATACATATACTTCTCCTTGTAGTAGGTATGCACAATTGCTTACCATGTATTTAGTTATACGCAAGCCTACCCCATATGTAAAGTTTTGCGGGCGCAAAAACCAACCCCCACCACCCCGAATTCTATTTGGGACCCCCCGCGTGCCCCATACCCCATAATCCACACAAATAACTCCACAAAATTCTCAAAATCAGCAGTAAGTAGAAGAAACGAAATACCATTTTTCTTAACACAATCAAAGACTTAGCTCTCGAACACAGCAGCCCCAATTCATATTTACTTGACATATAAATAAGTGTATACCCTACCCCCCTCACATTTTTAGCTGCCTGGGTATGTGTTCGGCGCACAGAAATACCCCCCGTCAAGGGGACCCAAAACGCAAAAACGCCGTATACTAATCTTGCTCTTCACGTGAGCACGGGGGAAAGCGGATTTGGCTTCACATATCTAGGACCGCAAGTACCCCACCCCCGCCCCACTATAAAAACATTTACACATAAAGTAAAAGTCCGATATACTTTGTAAAACTGCAAGGGTCAGACATGGAAGTATTAATACCCAGTATTGAGGAAAACATTCCTCTGCCTAAGAATGCTCAAGAAGCATTCCCTGACCTAACTCCGACTGAAGAATTAAACATGCGGGCAGCGGTTGTAGCGCTAATGTCCGATTTGACAGGGCAACCTATCTCTCCAACGCAAGAAAATGCTGCTGAAGCTAAGGCATTAGCCAAAGAGATGCTTACAAATCCATTAGTTAGACCCGACTTCTCTAAATACCCTAACGAGACGCTTGCTATGCTAGCTGGTATGGTGGCTCAGATGAACGTCTCGGTAGTAGACGAGCTAGCGGAGCTTAAAACCTACGTAGTTAACCACCTAGTTCACTCAGTTGAGGCTTCAAAAGACGTAAAAACCAAGATTACAGCCCTTCGTGCCTTGGGTGAGGTTGATGGAGTGGACGCATTTAAGAAAAGAACCGAGATTACCCACAAGATTCAGACCATGGAAGAGGTTGAATCCGAGTTATTGGAGCTTTTGGACGAGGTAGAGAGCAAATATATAGACGTAGAAGCTAAAGAAATCATTAATAAAGAACAAAATGACTCAAAATCTGCGTAAATTAACGCCAGAACACCTGTTTAAGCTACGTCAGATCATCAAAAACAAGAATGTACCCGACGAACACAAGCGAAAAGCAAAGGATTTACTAGCAAAACATGACGAATTCCTCACACAAGAACGTGGAAAAATATCCTTTTTGGATTTTGTTAAACATGTTTATCCAGGATATAAGGTCGGACCGCATCATCTCAAACTGGCTCAAATTTTTGAAGATATTGCTGCAGGTAAGAAAAAACGAGTCATTGTTAATATCGCTCCGCGCCATGGTAAGTCAGAACTTATATCCTATCTCGCTCCTGCCTGGTTCTTGGGTAAGTATCCACAGAGGAAGGTCATCATGGCCTCTCATACAGCGGATTTGGCTGTTAACTTTGGACGCCGTGTTAGGAACCTTGTGGGTTCAGAATCGTATAAAGGCATATTTCCGCAGATAGAACTGCAGGCGGACAGTAAATCAGCATCTAGATGGGGAACAAACTTTAATGGAGAATACTTTGCTATTGGTGTCGGTGGTGCTCTTGCTGGGCGCGGTGCTGATCTTTTTATTATTGACGATCCTCATTCCGAGCAAGACGCTAAAACTGGAAGACCCGACATCTTTCTTCCTGCTTGGGAGTGGTTTCAGTCTGGTCCTCTCCAGCGTCTTATGCCTGGCGGTGCAATTATTGTTGTGATGACCCGCTGGAGTAAACTTGACTTAACGGGGCAAATAGTAAAGCAACAAGATAACAATGACGAAGTTGACAAATGGGAAGTAGTTGAGTTTCCTGCAATAAAAGACGATGGGGAGGCGCTTTGGCCCGAATTTTGGCCTGTGGAAGAGCTGCTGGCGAAGAAAGCCGCACTTGACTTAAGGTACTGGAATGCACAGTATATGCAAAACCCAGTTTCCGAAGAAGGAGCGCTAATTAAAAGAGAGTGGTGGAACATTTGGGAAAAAGATGACCCACCTGAGTGTGAGTTTACGATTATGTCGTTAGATGCGGCACAGGAGGCAACCAACCGTGCGGATTACAATGCACTTACGACGTGGGGTGTTTTCTTCAACGACGAGGTCAACAACTACAACATTATCCTTCTTAATTCCATTAAAAAACGGCTGGAGTTCCCAGAACTCAAAAAGCTTGTACTTGAGGAGTACAAAGAATGGCAGCCAGATGCGTTCATGGTTGAGAAAAAGTCCAACGGGGCTGCGCTATACCAAGAGTTGCGCCGTATGGGTATACCCGTCGGCGAGTTCACACCTGGCAAAGGTCAAGACAAAATTGCTCGCGTTAATGCTGTATCAGACTTGTTCTCGGGCGGGGTTGTCTGGGCGCCAGATCGGCGCTGGGCGAAGGAAGTAATCGAGGAATGCAACGATTTTCCTAGCGGAACTAATGATGACTTGGTAGACTCTACTACACTAGCTCTGTTAAGATTCAGGCAGGGTGGCTTTATACGTCTACCAAATGATGAACCCGAAGATGACATGTTGTATAAGTACCGCAAAAAAGCAGCGTACTATTAAGGACAAATTATGGCAATAGATAAGTCGTTATCACAAGCTCCTCTAGGACTTGACCAATTAGACCCAGAAATGATGGGTGATGAGTCAGCTCTGGAGATTACTATTGA